TTACGGGGACACCAGGTGCGTGAGCACCTATAACTCCAATAAGTGTTGGAGCATACCTATTCACGTCAGGAGTTTTAACAGGAGCGATGGCCATGTCTAATGCAAGTCCCAAGTTTGATACAAGGGGCCTACCAGAAGGCATGGATCCACTCAAGTTCTACGAGTACAGAACTCTTGTTAGAGCTAACGAAGCTACTGGTTTGGAAGGGTTAGTGTATAGACTTATCCCCATAGCTCTTATTCAGTCTTTCGCTCTTGCGATCGATCCGTTTAAGAAGTTCAAGGTGTCATCTAGACCTATTACCCCGAGGAATCGCACCCGAATAAAGACTCGCAAGTCCGTTTTGGATGATATAAGATATCATCTATTAGGAACTGCTAGAACTTATCGGTCACTGCACAATTACCAAGGAATCCCTGGATTAATTGGGCCTGTGCAAGCGGATCCTCCAGTCACTTTCAGTGATTACTACCCGGCAAGTACCAGGCAGGAGCCATTGAAGTGGGTGTCCGAGGACACTACAAAGAAAACACGTTTGATGGGGTCAGATCAAGGTGAGCTATTTCACTTTCGCTCAACCGTCTCGTCTCCACCACGAACCGTGCGTTCTAGTAATGTCATCCTGAGTTCTTATCATTCTGATCCTCCTTCAATGGATGATCATGATGATGGATACCGTGTGATAGAAATCACCGGCTCAGGAGCTAGTGCTACGTTTCAAGAAGGCCGTTATAACAACCTTATTAATAGTGAACGAGACTTCCTTACTGCTCTTATGCAGAAGGAAGCACCCAGCATTCTGAAAGGGTTAAACCCACAGAATCGCCAGTACTCGCTAACTAGGAATATTGTTGAGTTGAGAGACATTCCAGGGTCTATTAGATCACTTCAACAGACCCTTCGTCATCTCTCGGACGTAGATCGTTCCCTCCATACTTTATCGAAGTTAAAGAATCGCCTCTGGCGATTCTACGATTCGGTACAGGATATCCCAAAAGAATATGTTGGGTATCACTTTGGTTGGAAGCAGACCTATAACGACATTCTTGGATTGTTGGCTACGCCGGATAAGATCAGTAAAAAGATAAACTTGCTGATCGAACGAAGCGGGAAACCAACAACCTTTCGCTCAAAGAGAAACTACTCTTTTGGTGAAAGTGACGTTCCAGGTTTTGACTACATAAACCTTCCGATCGAAAACGACCAGATCACTAAAAGCGATCTGACACGTGAGGTCGAACTTAGAATGGTTCTTAATTCTACGTTTGACTTTCCTTCGGTTGATTTACCAACTTTCCGCGAGAAGTTCTTTCTCCGACAGCTGGGTGTTGTGCCTACTCCTACGGACCTCTACAACTTGGTCCCATGGACTTGGCTGGTTGACTGGTTTACTGGTTTGGGCAACTACGTCGAACTTATTGACGAAGTTAACTCTGACCAATCGCTAGTCAACTTTTGTTTTATTACCGGCGTAACAACCGGTAGTATCACTACAACTATGAAGTGCAGAATCGAAGATTACTACGCATCCTACTACAATGGTGTGAAGACCGCTGAAGTTCTCACGAACAAGCGGCCCACGCATACCAGTGTTTTGGATTTCTCCTGTCAACTAAGGCAGGACGTAACTAATCTGCTCGACGTGAAGACTACTGCTGATGTAAGCACGCTTAGCTTGTATCAACAGTCCATATTGGGTGCGTTGCTTCTGCAACGTACCAATTTTAGGCGATAGCCAACCGGCTACCCGTCAACACTTATTATCCCGGAGACGTTCCATGTTAGCTGATCCTATCACTATTGCTGCGAATTCGCCGAATCCAGAAATCAAGCTTGCTATTATTAAGCAAGATGGCTATGGTTCGGAGCGAACAGATACGAATGGCGGGGGATACTCTACCCTCATCAATCATACGACGGTTAAAGCAGGCCGTCGTCATTATCTGAAGTTGAGTCTTACGAAAGACGCAACTGACCCATACACTGCACTGACAAAATCAGTACAGGCATCGGTTTCGCTTAGCATTGCTCGTCCTCCAAATGGTTTTAGTGACACCGACATCATTAATTTGGTGAAGGCGTTTACGGACACTTTGGCGGACAGCGAAGTGACACCTGCGAAGTTGATTCAACAGCAGTCATAACCATGGTGAATCGCAAGAAACACCTGGTTGAGACCCTATCTAGAGACCGCAAGGAATCTAGAATGGATATCGAACTACTGTTGATTGACTTCATCCTGAAAGCTTCCGTTGGGATTTTACTAGTGCTAGTTATAGCATTAGTCCTTGGCGGTTGCGTAAGGAACTCCGCTCATGTGAATGAGCAGACAGGTAAACCTCAGAATACTTCTGAGGTTGGATCATCTCGTGGGACTTGGAATCAAACACCTCAAGGAGGATCTGATGAAAAGTCCAATAGTGCTCCTGTCGAGTCTTCTCGATGACTTTGAGAGACTCGAACCTGACGTGAAAGGCCTTGAAAGGGATTTGAGAACCCTTTCAAGAAGAGTCAAAGACGAGGGCGACAGTTTCTTAACTGTTGCTCTTCCTGCTCTTGGTAAAGCTTTTGACAGGGCTTTATCCGAGGGCTATTTCTCCATTCCTAGGGGTTTCAGAAAGTCCCCTGGGAGAGCAATCCCACAACTCTTTGTGGGTATGTTCGAGAAAGTCTTTGATGATCGTGGATACCTCTTGGACAATCCTTCTATAGGATGTATAAGACAATTAAGAGACGTCTTGTACATGTTCAAGAAAGCTGCTTTATCTGAGGAATCCAACGAACAGTTGGACGCTAAGGCTAAAAGTGGCTTCTTTGATTGCGACGAAGAAGTTAGGAAGCATACTATCCTTCCCGACTTTGTCGAAGCAATTAAACGTGTGAGTACCTTCTTGCTTCCTGGTCTACATTCTGTAGACTTCGAAAGTAGTTGGTGCAAACACGGTCCAGGATCGGTTGCTGAAGGTACCATGTCAAACCAGAAGTGGGATGACGTGTTACAGGCCATCTGTGAAGATGACCCTGCTTTTCAGCGTTACGGTTTCGACCTCGTCCAAACAGCTCTTCGAATGTCCCAGGATTTATTCTACCTGGATACAGACGTTGCGCCGGAAGAGGCTGAAATCGTGATGCAGAGAAGTTTCTCTGGCATCCACGAACCTATCAGTGGCATTGCTAAACTGATCTCCGTAGCGAAGAACTCTACTTCGCGAAGGACGATCACGATTGAGCCAGGCCGGAAAATGTTTATCCAGCAGGGTCTCAACACTTTGCTTCGGGACGAAATAACCCGTTGTAAAGTGCTTCGTCGATGTTTAGCTTTATCCGACCAAAGTTTGAATCAAATTCTCGCTTTGGAAGGCTCCCGTACCGGAAAGTTCGTAACTTTGGACCTAAGTTCCGCAAGCGATTTGCTCAGCCTTAAAACTGTGCAAGCCGTCTTTGGAAATCATCCCTTCTTTCTCGAAGAGTTGATGGCCCATCGTTCGTCTCATGTGTCTGTTGGAAAGAATTCCAACTGGAAACTAGAGAAGTTCGCCGGTATGGGGAACGCAACAACTTTTCCAGTGCAGAGTATCTGTTTCGCCGTCATAGCGATAACAGTGATCCTGCACGTGCAAGGTCGAAGACCTAGCATGGATTCGTTGAAGCGCGTCGCTGATCTAATCCAAGTATACGGTGATGACATCATCGTGCATGAGGATTATGGCAGTCAGGTGATAGCAGGACTAGAACTGGCTGGCCTTCGGGTCAACCAATCCAAAAGCTTCATGAAGGGAAACTTTCGTGAGTCTTGCGGCGTAGATGCTTTTAGGGGGGTCGACGTGACTCCTCTATACGTTAAGCACCTGTCTTGTGAAGAAACCGAACTCTCGTCCGACGCTATAGCTGCTTTTATAGCAATGTCCAATGCCAGCTGGCAAAGGTGTTACTATAAATTCAGCGCCTCGGTGGTCGATATGTGTGAAAGATCCTTAGGAATTAGGATCCCACTAGTATCGTGCCGCTCTGGTGCGCTCGGGCTTCATAGTCGTCTAGATGCTTCGGAATTCCAGCGATGGAACAAGAAGCTACAAAGGCCAGAAGTTAAGGCCCTTGTTCAAGTCTCTCCCAAAAGGAAAGACAAGATTGACGGTTATGCGGCTTTGTTGAAGTTCTTCCATACTTCCCTTCTGGGGAGGTCAAAAGGACACCTCGACAAAACAGAGGTACGATTCAAGTCAAGAATCGTGCTTCGGTGGGTGCCTGCGCAAGCAGGTTAAATCCTTTGGGCAACGCCTAAAGGTCAGAGAGAGCAATTATCCAAACAGAATCTCCCGGTGAAACTCCGGGGGACTGAATGGACTTGCTGGCCGGTTCGGGGGCTTCTCGCCCCTATACGTGGTCAACAATGC